AGACACGACCGACGTTATCGATTACGACTCGGAGCAGGGTTTCAAGGCTTCGCTGATCACCGGTCAGTCGTACACTATACCTTGCTCCATGAATCTAAGCGTTACCGATGCGGGATATAAGCTCTTGAAATCTGCTGCCCGAGATGCTGCCACCGGAGTTCTGGTGCAGTGGTATCGCGAGACCCCGGTTACCGACGGTTCAACCAACACACCCGAAAAGCATTCGGGTTTGGCGCAGGTGGGTTCCTTCTCGGAGGACATCCAAGCCGGCAACATAGCCAAGGTGAGCTTTGACCTGATCGGCTTCGGCTCCTACTACTGGGCTGCCCAAGCCGCTGCCACCTAACCGTCTACCTCCGTGAGCTGATTGCCCCGCCGAGCGCGGGGCTTTTTACTGGTTTTTTGCCAACCGCCGCCACTCCTCCGCGAAGAATTTAGCCGGGGGCGTAGATTGGAGAACGGGGGTGATCCAATCACGCCCCGGTGCGATGTACGCATTGCGCAGGGTGCCGACGAGAAACCCACCTTCCAGCACCGCCTTGGAGTACGGCGCATTCCAACGAATGGTGAGGACATTGCCCGCCACCACCGGTGCGGACTGCGACTGCATGAGAGTTCCGGTGTCAACAATGTCGCGCTTGCCTTTGGGCACGAACTTGCCGGAGTACAGGCCGACTTGACGCAGGGTTGGTGTGGGCCAGTCATACTCTTTCGTTTTAATCGACTCCTGCAGCTGCGGCGCAATACGTTCGCCGTAGGCCAGCAGCGCAAACCCCACCTTTTCCAACAGCGCATCCCCACCCCAGCTCTGCAGCTTGGCTTTAGCGCGAATGGCCACGACTACCCCTGCGCCATGAGGGCGATCTTGGTGCCCAGCGTCTCACTAAGCCGCTCGCCAAGCACGCCCTTATCGCCGTAGCCCATGCGCCCGCGCAGCACCTCAAACGGCACCGGCAGGGCAGTGCCAAACGTCAACGTACCGGTGGAGCCGACCCCGATGCGTGCATCGAGCTGAGTCGGATCAACGACGTACCCCTCGTAGATAGTGACATCCGCATCGACACCGGGGTAGACGGTGGGATCCACCGCGGTGGCCTTAAGGAACAGTTTGTACTCCATGGTTTCCTGCACCGGCAGCACGTTGCCGGTTTCAGGATCAGTGGTGACGCCTTGCCCAGCCACGACGAACTTTGCGGTGGCGTTGACGAGCGAGAAGAGGGCTGAAGTCATACCCAAGATTGCCCGGCAACCTAGTCCACAGGAGGCGTTTCAACTGTGGCCGAGCAGCTTGGCGTAGCCGAACTAAAGCTCACAGTCGACGACTCCGAGCTTCGCGCAAAAATCAACAACGCGAAGCAGTTGATTGAGGGGCTGAGCGCCAGCAGCTCCACGCGCCGTTCCAGCAGCAGCAACAGCAGCAGCGCCAGCGGCCCCAGCTCCTCGATCGGCGACGCGGACAAGCTGCTCGACCTTGCCAAGAAGCTGAATCTCAACACCAGTTGGGGTTTGGCGTTGCGTGCGTTGCAGGAGATTGACGCAGACCTGCGATTGATCGGCGCCGGGGATCGTGTTAACGTCGCGAGCAGCTGGACCGTAGCGCTTCAACAGCTGCAGGAGGTGGATGCCGACCTGCGATTGGTGGGTGCCGGCGAGCGTCTCAACCTCAACACCAGTTGGGCGACCGCGCTGCAACAACTGCAGGAGATTGATAGTGACCTACGTTTAATCAGCGCCGGCGAGAAACAAGACCTGCGTTCCAGCTGGACGGCTGCCCTACAACAACTGCAGGAAATTGATCAGGACTTGCGCCTGATCGGTGCGGGCGAGCGGCTGAACATCAGCACCAACTGGGGCACGGCGCTGCAGGTATTGCAAGAGGTGGACTCGGACCTGCGCCTGATCAGCGGCGGGCGCCAGCTCAACCTGGCCACCAGCTGGAACCGTGCTCTGCAGTTTATGGAGGAAACGCTGCTGGACCTAGAGGCATCCCGCGGAGGCCCCAGCTCCCCTGTCACCGGCCGCCTAAGCAACGGCGACGCAATTCCGGGCTCCCCGGCTGCGGGTCAAGATGCTTTCGCCGGGGCCAGGTCACAGCTTGAGGAAGACCTGCAACAGCAGATCGCCCGGCGCACCAACGTGACCGCGGAGATCACCGCCGCTCAGGAAAAGCAAATACAAAAAGCCAAGGAGGAAGTTGCGGCGGCCGAGAAGAGCATTGCGGCGAAAAAACAACTTGCTGCCGAGGAGCAGAAAGCTGCCAAAAACGCTCGTAAAGAACTCGGCAAGCGCTTAAAGGATTCCGCCGGCAACGCAATTATTGGCGGAGCATTCCCTGCTTTATTTGGTCAGGGAGTAGGCGCTAGTGCTGGCGGGTTGATTGGTGGTGGTCTGGGAGGCCTGCTGGGCGGCAATTTTGGATTCGGTTTAAGCCTCGTCGGAACTGCTATCGGTCAGCGCTTTGACGATATCAATAAGGCGCTAGAGAACCCAATCGAAAACTTTGATAAGCTCAAAACAACAGGTGCCTTAAGCTCTAAATCGCTTGAGAAATATGCAGAAGGGCTTATTGAAACCGGCCGCACTGCTGAAGCTGCCGCTGTTATCCAGAAAGACTTGGTATCAAGTTTCGGCCCGGACAGCCTGGAGGCGTTTGCGGAATTACGCAGTGCCAGTGATGAACTTAACAGGGGCTTTGCGCAGGCTGCCGCTGGTGTTGCGAGCTTTGTCGCTGGACCTCTTAGCGACTTTTTACGTGCATTAGCGAAGGACCTTAGCAACATTGGAACAGCTGCCCGATTTGAAAGCCTTGCCGGCCGCCTAAACCCTGAGCAAACCCGTCAGGTCCGAGACGTAACAGATAAAGCCACCCGTGCTGCCCAACGCCGCCGCGGTGGCAACACCTTTATGCCCCCCTCAGAGGAGGACGTTGCGGAGGGCAGAAAGGCCGGCATTGCCGAAATGGAGCGCTTGCTTGGGCTCAAGAAAGAAGAGCTGGCAATCGAGAAAAACCTTGCCTATGCTCGCTTGCAATCAGCCAAGGCATTTTCCAACAGCTTCCGGCTGATCAGCGCTCAGGTGCAAGGAAACCGCACCGCCCAGCTAGACGAGCGCAAAAATCAAGTGCTTGACGCTCGCAATGCCAAACTTCTTGAATTAAAAAATCTAGGCATCACCGACAAGTCGGATCCTCGTGTTTTAGAAGCCAACCAAACCGCTGCTAAAGAGCTGTTCAAGATTGAGGAGGAGCGGCTGCAGCTGCAGAAAGAACTGATGCGCACGGTGGAACAGGAGGCGATCAAACGCCAGCAGATAGCGCAGCAGATTGCAGCGACAAACGCCCGCCGCGATGCTGCATTAGCCAGCGCCGACTTTGCAGCCAACCCCGGCAACAGCACCCTTGCCGCCCGCGCCGGCACTGCGGAGGGCGAGGCATTTATGGAGCAGAACCGGTTGCAGGTGGAGCAAGCGATCACCCGCGAGCGCCAGCTCCAAGCGCAGTTAGCCCGCGAGAGCGACCCTACCCGCCAGCAAGAGATCGGCGCCCAGCTGGAGACCGCGGCGCAGGAGATCCGAGCTGCAGGCGCGGAAGCCGGCGCGGCATTAGCGGAACGCGCCAGCCAAGCAGCCCAATCACTGAAGGGTGCCCGCGACGCCCTGCGCAGCACATTGGAGGGCGGCTACAAATTCTTAAGCCCTGGCGCCAAAGCAGATCTTCGCGCCCAAGCACAAGCGGACGTAGCGCGAGGCAAGGCCAGCGGATTGATCCGGCAAAACCTCGGCGTTGCCAGCTCCAAGCGCTTGTTTGAGGCAGCGGAATTTGTGCGCAACGTGGAGCAGCAGCAAGCTGCCATCGCGCAGCAGCAGGCATTGATCGACGCCCTGCGGGAGAACACCGTTGCCGAGCGCAGCATCAAAATCAGCGTCACCAGCAACGGCGACGGCAGCTGGACGGTCGATCAAAACACCGCACTCAAGTAATGGCAATCACGCTCGGCTCCTTCAGCTGCAACACCCTGACGGCCCAACCGTTTGGGTACTACGAGGCGGAGACCGTTGCGGGTCTGACCGCCGGCAAGTGGCGCATTAGCGGGCTGTGTACCACCGCCCAGTGGTCAGCGCTGCTGAGTGAGTACAACACCTGGCGCAACGCCCGCATCACGGATGAGGACACGATGAAGACCCGTGTGATCGGCACGACGATCAACCTGAGCGTTGCCGCCGCGGGCCAGAACTGGGCATCGATTGCGTGCTGGTTCCTATCGGCCCCCAGCGCCGAGCAGGTGGGGGCTTATTTAAGTGTCAATGCCGAGCTGGTTGACGCTACGGAATACCTGGCGGTGCTGATAGCGCAGGAGGAGAAGAACCAGGACAAGGAGGACGCGCTGAAGCCAGACCTAGGCACGATCACAATCGGCAGCGCGGTACTCACGCTCACCAAACCACCCGAGACCTACACCAACAACCCGCAGGTGGAGTTGACGGCGACAGGTCAGCATTACATCAGTGGTCCCCTCCGCGCCAGCCGCGTTCGAGACGTAGAGGGCACCTGCGACTCGACGAACTGGACAGCATTACAGAACTGGTACGAGGGCATCGTCACGACCACTCCTCCTGCGGGTGAGTACTTCCCCACTAGCGCCCCGTCCGCCAGTGCAGACGCCGAGTTGATCGACGGCGTTAAGACCACGATTTACACGGTGACGATCCAGCTGATCCAGCTATGACGCTTGACATTCGCGCCAACATCATCTGCGATCTGGGCCCAGTCATCAGCGGGGGGTTTAGCGATGACCACATGCAGGGCACGGGGCTAGTACGCACCCGCGGCGAGATTGTGCTGTCCGGGCTGATCAGCGCCAACTCCGGTGATCCATTGCAGTTGGCGTATGAGCGCAACGGTTATGTCGCCCGGATACCCCGAGCGTTGCGGGTAATCAGCAGCTTTGCGGATCCGTTCCGCCGGCAGACGACTATTTCAGTCGGGTGCAAGTTGACGATGCTTGAGAACCTGCGAGAGACTGAGGAGACTAATCCTGCCGAAGACCCGCAGAACGCCGCTTACGACTGTGACGTGTTTGGGTCGGTGCCGCTGAACCTCAGTTTTAGGTACATCGCTGAAGTGTGTTTAGAGAAGCTGGGCCTGACGTATGACGGCAACCTATTAACCTACATGCTCCCCGGCTCGATCGCGGTCAACAGCTTCGACTTCAGCTCGGGCTATGTGAGCATCTTGAGCGACCTGCTCTACAGCTATTCACTGCTGGGTTATTTAGACGCGGAGGAGCGGCTGCAGATCCGCAGTTTGGCGACCGTTGGTGGTGACACCGCCCTGCTGATCGCCGAGGATTTGATCGACCTGCAGCCGATGCGCTCCGGCGACATGCCAGCGGAGACCGTAATCGTCAACTACAGCTACAACCGCTTCACGCCACCGAGCGAAGAAGACCTTGATCCTGATTCTGACGAAAGGCACAAGCGCGACTGGGAGCTGGACGAGCAACAGGGCGAGTTAACGTACGTCTTCATCCCCTACGACGGCGGCGACAGTCTGTACTCCGTCTCGTACTACCCGCTGTCAACGATACGCACCAAGTACGACCTATATGACCGCGTCATAAGGCGCGACGAAACTAAACGGGTGTTATCACAGGAGATCAACGGCTCCTTTTTTGCGGAGTTTCTGGACACTATCGGCAGTCTCGGTGAGTCTGAAAGTGTCGCCGGCTATTACGATCACTATACGGTGGAGGAATTTGTGTATAACGATTCCGCTGTGATCGTTCCAGAGTCTTCCGAAGACTCCACCGGAAGCGGCTGCACCGATCTTTTTAAAGATCCGGGCTACGCCCAGAGCCCCAGCCGCATCATCAAATCGACCTACGAGAGCGACATGGCATTGGTGGGCAAGTTGAACTTGCCGACCTACATATTTGACGATGGGCTGTTAATTCCCGGCACCGCGCCCGTAATGATTGAGCAAACGGAGACCACATTTGAGGTAGACGAGGCGGAGGGCATCACAAAGCAGATGGTAAGCCGCCGACTGGCGTATGGCCACACGCAGCACGGTCAACAGATGTTTGCCAGGGTGGGTGAAGACATCGAGACTTCTGAAGCAGCACTCGCGTGGCTACGGGCCGCAGCGACGCTGATTCCCGTCGGTGTGAGCATCTCCACGCACGTCGGTCGTGAGTTTGGCGCCCAAATCCGCCCGTCCACGACCGCTCGCAACACGAAGCAGTACGCCAAGGATCCGAGGGCAAGCGAAGCCAAGATCTCGTTTATTACAGGCGGAGCTGGGGTGGGCATCACCGTTAGTTACTCACTGCCCTTTGCCCCAGACGACGAGATTTACCTCTCAGGTGAGCAGTGGCAGGCGGTGCCGTCCAACGCTGAGCAAATTGCAAGCACGTTCGGCAGCGTTCAGCAAAAGATTGCCTACGGCCACCGTTACGGCTTTTCGGCGCAGCTGACCCCAGACAAGTTGCCGCCGTACCCTGGCGACCCCGTCGGCGTCAACTTCGACGTAGTGGTGGGGCAGTACCTCGTCAACGGACAGAGCTGGTCTTTTGACGCCAACGGCATAGTTGCCAACGTCGATCTGGTGTATCTGGGTGGGGTGGGAGCTACCGGCGGGCAGTACGCGCCACCGCAGCCCTGGGCACCCGTGCAAGACGGCATCACGGCGCTGCCCCCCGCCCCAGAAGTCACCACCAACGCCACCCCCAGCCCTGCAAACAGCATCACAACCCCCAGCAATTTTGATGCCACCGCCCCGGACCCGTCGATTTGGACTGCGCTGCCAACCAACACCGCTGCGGTCCCCGCAAGGGAAATCCCAGTGGCCAGCGTCATTCCTGCGTACATGGAGGAGAAGTTCTACGCATTCCCGATGAAGAGCGTGCTGGCGGTGAGCCGGACGTTCATCTCCGTCCCTCAAGAGTTGACGGTGCCGCTTGAGGTGGTCCCGAAGCTACATGTGGTCACCTCCTATGTGCGCCAAGGACTGACCATCCCCGTCCGCATTGCGTTGGGCGCTTCGCAAGCACCTGGCTTCACGCTGCAAGCCGGCGACGCCACCCCAGTTGCCGGCAGCTCGATTACCACCAGCACCCCCAGCGGCTGGACGCAGATCTTCAATTCCAACAACGACGACACGCCCGTTGCCAGCGGCACGTTCCCGTTCACATTCCGCTACAACAACACCGATTACACCTCCTGCTTCATCAGTCCTAACGGCTACATCACCTTCGGTAGTAGCTCATTGGTCTATAGCGGGATGAGCGCCAGCAACCCAGCGCTCAACAAGATCTTCATTAACACAGCTGACGACTCTATGCAGAAAGTTTATACAAGGAGCACAACCAACACGTTCCGCATCCGAGTTGAGGGCAACATCAGCTCCTCCAACACCGGCACGGGCTACCGCGTGTTTGAGATTGCCTTCATACGGCCCAGCATCTTCGACAATTTCCCCGTAATCGAAGTACGCATGGGCGTCTCACCCGACAACACTGGCCTGTTCAACGTCTACAGCGCCAGCGCCGCATTGTCGACCACCTCAGCAACGCCTGCCGCGGACAAGAGCTGGGTGTTCTTGAGCAACAACATCAACGGCACCGCCTGGACAATCCTGCCCAGCTACCGAGTCGCACCAGTGGAGTGACCCCCGGCAACCTAGGCCACTAGGGCGTATCTATGGCGATCACAACGACGATCACCCAAGCCGAGCTAGCACGTGTAGCCGCTGCTGCTTACGAGGGTAAGACGTACCGAATCAGCTTGGCTAACAACGGAACGACCGGGCTGACCGCGCTAAGCACGGTATCCGCCTGGGACGCAAAAAAGCTAAGCGGCAATGGCTACGCGGACGTGACCGGAACCATCGCCACCGGTGCCTACGACGCGACGGACGCCCGCTTTGAGATGCCGCAAATCAGCGCTCTCTTTACCGCGAACGGCGCCAACTGGACCTACGACACTGTGTATGTGGTGCTCGACACCGGCAGCAGCGCCACCCTGCACTCGATCATTGTTGAAGCCCCAGCCGTGATTCTGGTGGACGGTGGTTCAATCACGTACCGCATCACGTTCGCCACGGACGACTGATGAGCAAGCTGCTGATTGAGCTGCTGATCAGCTGGGGAGGGCTTTTACAAAAGAACCGCGACCAGGCCGCCGCCAACCGTGATGCGCTGAGCCAGCGTCAAACCAATAGAAAGGGTGCGCAGGAGCAGCAGCAAACGACTCAGTCGGTCACCGCCACAACTCAAGCGTCAAACTCCAGCAACCCCAAAGCTGCTCCCATCGAGCCCAGCGCCCAACGGCGCCCAAGGGTGTCGGTCTTTAGAGCCTATAACACCGGATTCAACTACATAGAAAACACCTTTGAGGACATCGAAAATATATTTTTGAACACGTGGCAGAACATAGAAGGGGGAATGTGGAGGGACGGCTCGGAAATAATCACAAACCACGTAGGTCTCGGCAGCAAGCAGATTGCTCCTGTTGTGCAGGACATTAGCCCTCGCGGCGCACACAAGCAAATCAATGAGATCACACCTTTTGTCGTGAACCGCTGCATCGCAAGTATGCGCTGGGTACTCAGAACGAAGTATGGTGGGATAGGTCCAGGCTTTGGGTATCCCACCAGAGACACCATATACAACGAAGCCCCGCCGCTTCCCTACGACTGGGCCTCCCTGCGCGGCATCCACGCATGGTTCACCGTCAGCTCCTGCAAGGACGAGTACATCTTTATTTCGGTGCTGTACCGGCAGAACATGCCCGGAAACACATGGGCTTCTAACTCCATCGGCCGCCCAGTTACTCAGAGTGATTCCTACTCATTGACGTTGGCCGGCAGCGCCAAAGCTGTATTGGGGGATGCAATTCCGACCCCGTATTCGTTCACCGGCCATCAAAGCCAAGCCCGCGCATACAACCATACTCTGTACGGCCCCGACGAAGGCAACAGCTGGGGGTTTCATTTCCCCGCTAAAGAGCAGTTTTGCGGCGAGAACTACCTCGACGAGAATGACTACTACTTCTGGAACGAACCTTACGGCGTCGCCAACGTTACCTCCTGGTACGGCCATTACACAAAAATCAACGCCAAGACTGGGACGGTCACGCAACGAAACGAGCCTCTTTCTACGACTCCCGGCGCGTCAGCAGACGAGGCGGGCCACTTCTACTACGACTTTTTCATGAGCATGGACGCTGCAGACCCGCAGCGCCAAGTATTTGCTGCTGAGTACAAGACGGTGATGCACTCGGCAAACGCCAAGTCCTACACATCGTACCAGCGCCTCCCCAGCAGCCTGAACATCTTCAGCTCTACCGGTGTGGCATACGTCATGGAAGGAAATGTGTGGCAGCCTGCGAGCGAGGGATATGCAAGCGCAAGGCAGGTGTATGGAAAAAGGTTTTCGGTTGGCACGCCCGCGTCGGAGGTGATTCAGTATTTGCCCTACGCGGGGAATATCCCCATCCTCACCGGCCCTGCTTTGGAAGACTTCGGATGGAGAAAGCGTCGATTTAGCTACGGCTATGGATATAACCAGTACATGTACCCAGTTAAAACATGATAAAATCAACCCCCCAGCCTCAGGAAGCGCAGAGCCTGCTGCGTGCGTTGATTGGCCGAAGTGCCGCCAACCGCTCCGCGCTTGCCGACCGCCAAGCGCAGAAACGCGCCCTGGCGGTGGCTACCGCCAAGGCGTCCTCCACAAACAAGTAGCGCTAGTGTGACCCTACCTAGATAGGCCGCCCGCGCATGACCGCGCTTCCCTTCATCACCGCCCCCGCTGCACCCACCACGCGAGACGTTGGTACTGCCGCCGCCGGCATCTTGCGTTTCCCGGTGCTGGGGGGTGTGACGGTAGGCGAGAGCGTAGTGCTCAACGAGTTGCTGGTGGACAAACCCAACGCTTTCGTGGCCGCTGCCCGTATCGCCGACTCGATCGCTAAGGAGGAGAAGGTGACGTTGTTGGAAGCGTTCACGGTGATTGAACACAGCGTTTCGGGTATTGCGCTGGAGGCCGCCGCCGATGAGATCCGCCTGCGCCATGCCGCCCGCATCGACGAAGTGATCAAGGTATTTTCAGCGTCAAACGATTACACCAAGGAAGCAGCGGTAACGGCGCTGGTGCGCTGCCGGCTTGACCTCCCCAGCTGGGGCATCACCGACACCCGCAAGATGCTGCAGCCGTTGTTTGACGGCATTTACGCGCTGTACCAGGAGGAGCTAAGCGCCGAGGGCACCGAAAGCGCACCGGTAACGGAGGAGGAGTTGGGAAAGCCGCAGCCGGTATCTGGCGGGCCGAGCAAACCGACTGGGCGGAAGTCGCGCACGACCTCTTCCACGCCTTCCCCGGCCAATACGACCGACTGAGTTTTCACCGCGAATTACGTCATGTGGTGTTGCGCAGCTGGGAACACGCCCAGCGCATCGAGCACCGCACGCTTAGCCGCGCCGAACTACCGCTGGCGCAGTTGCAGGCGCTGTTCTGCAATGCGAACCGCGACCCCAAGGCCAAGCCCTTTGCGCCGGAGGACTTCCGCATCTACCGCCCGCAGGAGCGCAGAGATGCCCAGCTGGATGCACCCACGGCCGCGGCCCTGATCTCACTGCACCAAGACGCAGCCTTACACCCCTTGCTGTATGCGTGTTGGGGCGAGGCGCTGGAGGCGGCCAACGACACTCAGCCCACACCACCGCTACGTGCGCTGGTGTCAGACGACCGCACGGTGTGGCTCGTCGCCCCGGCGTGGGAGGGGCAAAACGCCCGTGGTTTGGTTTGCGTAACCGAAGCGATGTGCGGCCCAGTATTGCTGCGTGACATCGACAAGCCGTTGATCGCCTACAGCTTTGAGATCCCGCGCCGGACGGGCGCTGCGGCGGGGTGGATCGCTGCGGGCCACCTGCTGGTGCGGGCAACTTAGAGCCATGGAACTGCTCACGCTGCGAGAGCAATTAGAGACGTTGCTGGTCGACCGACTGGGCACGTACACGCTGGCGAACGGCACGACAGTGCCCGCCATGAGCGTCCGTGCCGCGGGCGAACCAGCCCCTCCCCGCACAATGGTTTATGGCCTGGAATGCATCATCCAGCGCCAACCGGACATCATCCCAGTGGCGCAGTACACCGACGCCCCGGCCTACGAGACGTACACGGTGTTTCTGGTGAGCTGGGACGACAAGCAAGTGACAGACGCGATGCGCACGGTGCTAGATGCGTTTAGCAGCAGCGCTGTTGTAAGTTGCAGCCCGTTGCGAGTGCCGGAGGGTCTCGGCCCCCGCACGCAGTTCCGGCTGACGCTGCAGTTCAACCCGACCCCAGCGGAGGCAAGCGCATGAATCCGGGCACCTACAACATCCGCCCTCAGCGCCGCGCCGATTTCGTGTTGAGCCTGGTGTTCAAGGACAACGCAGATGATGAGATCGACCTGACCGGTTGGGCTGTACTGGCGCAGGTGTGGGACAAGGGACGCACCGAGAAGTACGGCGACTTTGAGGTTGACGTGATTGATGCAGCAGCTGGGGCGGTGTCGTTGACGCTGCCCAACACGATCACCGAGGAGCTACCAGCGGAGGCGCGTTACGACGTGATGCTGGTGAACCCCAGCGGTCTCCGCGAGTATTACCTAGAGGGGATCGTCCGCCCCAGCGAGGGGTACACAGCGCCTACCCCATAAGAGGACCGAAATGAGCACGCTATCCACAACCGTCATTGTCGAAAACCCAGCGACAGCTGTTGTCGAAGTGGTGGTGCCTGGTCCCCAGGGGCCCGTCACCAGCGTCAACCTCGGACTCGACGACATCACCGACGTGAACACCACCGACAAGGTCGATCGCAGCGTGCTGTACTACGACGCCACTGCGGGGGAGTGGAGGGGCGACGACATCAACACGGTGGTGACGCTGACGGACGGCGGGGCGTTTTAAGGCGGAAACCTAGGGCTAAACGCCAGCCGCCCAGTGGCCAACACGATTCGCATTAAGCGCAGCACCTCAACCGCGGCGCCTTCAACTCTTGCGCAAGCGGAGTTGGCGTATAGCGAGAACAGCAACAAGCTGTTCATTGGTGTAGGCACCGGCGGGGCGGGTGGCAGTGCCACCAGCATCGTGGCCATTGGCGGCACGGGTGCCTATACAACGCTGGACACCGCCCAAACGATTAGCGGCGACAAGACATTCTCGGGCACAGTGGCGCTTGCCGGCGCAACGGTTACCGGGCTTACCACCAGCAGCGTCAGCGAGGGCACAAACCTTTATTACACCAATGCTCGCGTCCGCAGCGCCCTGAGCGTTGATACCACTACCGGTCTCTCGTACAACAGCACAACAGGTCAGATTGCGCTGGCTTCAATACCCAACAGCGCACTGGCGAACAGCAGCATCACCATCAATGGTGTTGCGACACCGTTGGGCGGCTCAGCAACCACCACCAGCATCACGTCAGGTCTGGGCGGCACGA